AGTAATTCACACCCCGAAGTTTTTCCAGTTTGGCAGATCAAAATTCAGGGTTGACGATGTTGACACAACCAGCACCGGTGGTTGACGCCACCCCGCGTGCCGTCATGTGGTCGATCACCCAGATCGCCGAACGCGACGGGGTGTCGAAGCAGGCTATTTCCAAGGCCGTCAAGCGGCTAGTCGGGCACAGCGGGCTCACCGTCGAGCGCGATGGCCGGGGCCGTATCGAGGCTGTCAACGTCGCGCTCTACGATCACCTGCGCGGCCAATATCGCGACCCGTCGAAGGACCAGCGCCCGCCGTCACCATCGTCGAACGGCAAGTCCGGCGGTAACGCTAACGAGAGGGTTGCCGACAGCCTCGATGAAGCCTCGCGCCAGCGCGCCTGGCTCGCGGCCGAACGCGAGCGCATCGCTCTTGCCGAGGACAAGGGCGAGTTGCTGCGCGCCACCGGCGTCGCCGATGCGCTGGTGTCGGCCGGTGCCGATATCGCGAATATCCTTGATCGTGGCGTCAACGCGACCGACGATCTGGCGGCCGCGGTGGCGCGCGACGGCGCCCATGGGTTGCGCGTCGGCTTGAAGAAGCTGTTCAGCCGCATGCGCGGCGACATCGCCGAGACCTTGGCCAAGGTCGCCGGCGAGGAGCCGACCGGCGAGACCGAACAGATGCCGCAACAAGCCGCCGAGGCGTTGGAGTGAACGCGCTGCCGTCGAACCTGCCCGGCCATCCGAATCCGCGCAAGTTCATCTATCAGTCGCTGGCCGACGCCATCCGGCCGCCTGAGCGGTTGCCGTTCACGCAGTGGCTGCCGCGCAACATCGTGTTGGTCGACGGCCCGAGCGCCGGTGAGCCGTGGTCGGCCGAAGGTGCGCCTTATCTGGTCGAGATCGCCGAGTGTCTGTCCGACGATCACCCGTGCAACTTGGTAACGGTGCGCAAGTCGGAACAATCGGCCGCCTCGATTCTGGCGCTGTCCTGGTGCCTCTACATCGCTGATCGCGAGCCGGCTAATACGCTGTACGGTGTGCCCGGCATCGACAATCTGCAGAAGCTCAACGGGCAGAAACTGCAGCCGCTGATCGACGCCTGGCAGAAACGCATCGGCCGCACCGTCATCGTGCCGCAGACCTCGCGTTCGGGCCGGGGATCGACAGCCTACGAGAAGCGTTTTTCCGGCGGCTTCCTCTCGCTCGCCAACGCCAACGCGGTGATGGACCTCTCGATGGTCACCGCGCGCAAGGGTGTCAAAGACGAGTTGTCGAAGTGGCAGGAGATCCCGGGCTTCGGCAATCCAGAACGGCTTTTCTTCGGTCGCTTCACCGCCCACCGCCGCACCAAGGACTGGAAGATACTCGAAATCTCGACGCCCGAGGTCGATAGCGGCGACGAGTTGGCGGAAGCCGAAGGCCATTGCCGCATCGATCGCTCGTTCCGCAAGTCGGATCAGCGTTTCTGGAACTGCATCTGCCCGGAATGCGCTACGACGTTTGTGCACGCGGAAGATCGCCTCAAGATCGACCATGCCCACCCGCACCGCACGGTCTATCCCTGCCCGGCCTGCGGCCACGACATCTCGGAAGCAGAGCGCGTCATCGCGTTGTCGCTCGCCGCTGGCGCGCACTGGAAACCGACCTGCGATGTTCCGGATCATCCGGGCTTTCATATCGACGCCTTCATCTCGAAGATGATGAGCTACGAGGCCATCGCCGAGGATGTGATCGCGGCCAAAACCGAGATCGAAAAAAAGGCGATCGCCAATCTCGTTTTCGCCAAGCCCTACAAGTTCCGCGGCGACGCGCCCGATCACGTTCGCCTGCTCGCCCATGTCGAGAAACATCTCAAGCGCGGCCACGTGCCGCCGAAAGGCCTGATCCTCACGGCCTTTGCCGACGTGCAGATGCGCGGCATCTGGCTTGAGGTGATGGCGACCGCGCCCAACCGGGAAACCTGGTGCGTCGACGCGCTCTACATCGACGGCGACACCGCCGATCATAACGGGCCGGTGTTCCAGCAATTAAAGCGCGAGACCATCGACCGCGACTTCCCCGACGCCTTCGGCCGCCTGCGCCGGCTCGACGCGCTCGGCATCGATAGCGGCTATCGCGCCCACATCGTCTATGCCTGGGTGCGCAACAACCAGCGCGCCCATGCCGACACCGGCCGCGATCTGATCCTGGCCACCAAGGGCCTGAAAGGTTGGGGCCGCCCGGCGCTCGGCCAGCCGGCGCTGGTCGACATCGATCTCGGCGGCAAGAAGATCGCGCAAGGCGCCAAGGTCTGGGGCATCGGCACCTGGCCGCTCAAGGTCACGGTGTACGGCGATCTGCGCCAGGAGGTGCCGCCGCCGCCCAACGTGCCGCTGCCGCCCGACGGCTACTGCCACTTCGGCGACTGGTGCGACGAGAATTACTTCAAGCAGCTCACCGCCGAGGTGCTGGAAGACATCAAGTTCCGCGGCCGCGTCACCTCGCAGCGCTGGACCAAGACGCGCGACAATCATTTCCACGATTGCCGCGTCGGCAACGTGGCGCTGACCGATTATCTCGGGCTGTCGTCGACCACGCCGGAACAATGGGTGGCGCTGGCGCAGGCGCGCGGTCTGCCGCCCGAGCTGACCGAAGTCACGCTGTTCACGCCGCGTCCGCTGGCGCTGACCCATGCCAGCGCCGCGGCGCCAGGCGAGATCAAAAAGAAAAAAGCGCACGAGCGCGAAACCGCGCCGCAGTCCTCGCCCGATGCCGGTTGGCTCAAGGGCTACGACGTAAAATTCTAGAGGCGAGCATGGCAACGACGTTGACCCAGTCGGACATCGACAAGCTCGAAAAGGCCATCGCGCGCGGTGTGCTGCGCGTCGAATACGCGCAAGGCTCGGTGACCTATCAGTCTATCGACGACATGCTCAAGGCGCTGGCCTACGCCAAAAACGCCATCGCCGCGGCGAGCGACAAGCAGACGCCGTCGACGCTGGCCGTGTTCGATCGGGGTTGAGCGGTCATGGACCTTAACCTGATCGAGCGCACGATCGCCCGGGTGTCGCCGACTTGGGGCCTCCATCGGCTCGGCGCCAAAGTCGGGCTCGAGCAGGCGCGCGTGGCGGCGCGCGCCTTCGACGCCGCCCGCCGCGACCGCCGCACCGACACCTGGCGCGCCACCGGCGGCTCCGCCAACGCCGAGCTGGCGCCCTCGCTCAGCCTGATCATGCGCCGCTCGCGCGATCTCTGCCGCAACAACGAATGGGCGCTCAACGGCAAGCGCAAATGGGTCGCCCATCTGGTCGCCACCGGCATCACGCCGCGGCCGGACGTCGATGAGCCGAAGGCTAAGAAGGTCGCCGTCGACGCCTGGAATTCATTCTCGGACAACTGCGATCCGGAAGGGCTGACCGATTATTACGGCCTGCAGGCGCGGCTCGCCGGCGAGGTGTTCGAGGGCGGCGCCGCCTTCCTGCGCTGGTATCTGCGCCCGCCGGAATTCGGCCTCAAGGTGCCGCTGCAATGCGAGGTGCTGGAGCACGATTTTCTCGACACCAACAAGGTCGAGGTACTGAGCGGCGGCAATGTCGTGGTGCACGGCGTCGAATATGACGGCTACGGCCGCCGCGTCGCCTATTGGCTGTTTCCGGTGCACCCGGGCGAAATCGCGCTGATCAGCCGGCATTCGTTTCAGTCCGAGCGTATCCCGGCCGAACAGCTCGATCACGTCTTTCGCGTCGATCGCGCCGGCCAAGTCACCGGCGTGCCGTGGCTGGCGCCCGCCATGCTGCGGCTGCGCGATGCCGCCGACTACGAGGAAGCCGAGCTTGTCCGCAAGAAGATCGAGGCCTGCTTTACGGTGTTCGTGCGCCGCACCGGCTCGGGCGTCACCGGCGTGGCGCAGTCGGTCGATCAGTCGACCGATTCGAAAAACCGCAAGCTGGAGAAGATCGCGCCCGGCCTGATCGCCTATGTCGAAGGCGACGGCGACATCACCACCGCCTCGCCGCGGCCTTCCGGCGATGGCGGCCATATGGATCGCCAGCTGTACGCTTACGCCGCCGGCATCGGGCTCACCTACAGCCAGGTCTCCGGCAATCTGTCGAACGTCAACTTCACCTCGCTGCGCGAGGGTAAGCTCGACTTCTGGCCGGTGCTCGACCAGGCGCAGTGGAACATGATGATCCCGCAGGCCTGCCGGCCGGCTTGGCGGCGCGTCATGCGGGCGGCGGCCGGCCGCGGCTTGCAGGTCTCGCCCGAGACGCCCGCCAAATGGTCACCGCCCAAGCGGCCCTGGGTCAATCCGGCCGACGATCTCAAGGCCGCCGCCGGCGAGCTGGCGCTCGGGCTCGAATCCTGGGCCGAGATGGTGACCGCGCGCGGCTACGATCCGCAGGAATTGCTCGACGAGATCAAGCTGTGGGGGCCCAGGCTGAAGGAAGCCGGGCTCTCGCCCGGGGCGGCGCCCGGGCTCGCCGGGCTCAACGGCGGGACAGACGATAAGGATAACGACGGCAAGGATCCGGCAAATGGCAAAGCAAACGACAAAAAATCTTAAAGTAGCGGCGGCTGGCGACCAGGTGATGCTGCCTATGCAGGCGCGCGCTGGCACCGAAACCGATCCGGGCGCGGTTATCGATAAGAAGTCTGTGGATGTCGAAAAGAGAACGTTCGACATTGTCTGGACCACCGGTGCCGAAGTGAAGCGCATCGATTGGTGGACCGGCGAGCGCTTCGTCGAAATGCTGGAGGTCTCCAAGGAGGCGATCCGGCTTGACCGGCTGCAATCCGGCCGCGCGCCGGTGCTCAACGCCCATGCCCACTATGAGCTGAACGATGTTATCGGCGTGGTGGAAGGGGATTCGATCAAAATCGAGAGCGGCGTCGGCCATGCGCGCGTGCGCATGTCGGGGCGCGAGGACGTGGCGCCGCTGCTCGCCGATATTCGCGACGGCATCATTGCCAATATTTCATGCGGCTACATCGTGCACGCGTACCGCGAAGAGCTGCGCGAGGGCGTGACCTACCGTATCATGACCGATTGGGAGCCGATGGAGATTTCCTTCGTGCCGGTCGCCGCCGACGGCGAAGCCGCCAAGCGATCTGCGCCGCAGGGCGCCACCTATCCCTGCCAGGTCTTGCGCGTGCCGGCGGCCGAACCGCCTTTGCCGGCGCCGGCAAACGGCCAGGCCGGTCTGGCGCGCATGCGCATGCGCCAGCGCGCGATCGAGCCCGCCAAGGAAGCCGCCAAGTAAGTCTTTCGCTTTCGTTCACGACGCCCGCCTGCGCTCCCGCCGGAGCCGCAGGGATCAGGCCAATTCGCTCCGGCACATCCCGAAGGGAATCCTCCCATGAAGTCCGCGAAACGTTTTGGCCTGATGCTTGCGCTACCGCTTGCCATCGGGCTGTTCGCTTTGTTCGCCTTGAGTCCCGAGGCGCAAGCGGCCACGGCTTATGCCGCACCGCATGCCGACACCGGCCTGCTGTCGTTGGCGCATGCCGCCAATCTCGTGCTCGCCGTCGGCGCCGACGCGCTGCGAGCGCAGCACGCCGATTATGTCGCTCGCGCGAGCGCCAAGATCGCCGAGGTCAAGGACGGCCTGCCGGCCGCCGACGTCACCCGCATCGAAGGCGAGCACGCCGCGCTGGTGCGCGATGTCGCCACCATCGCCACCGCGCTGGCGACCGCCGAACGCGCGCCGCCCGTCCCGCCGGCCAAGCCCCCGACGCAGACCGCGCAAGGCTGGAGCGGCGAGGATATCGGCAAGGTCACCGCGCGCGCCAAGGCCTTCGGGCTTTCCGCCGACGATGCCACTACCGTCATGGCCGATGTTGCGGTCCGCACCCTCGAGCAGGCCACCGATCGGCTGCAGAGCATGGCCGCGGCCAAGACCTCGCCGCGGCAAAATCCGCATATCACGATCACCCGCGACGTCGGCGATACGCTGCGCACCGCGGTCGAGTCCTCGATCGTACTGCGCGCCAATCCGCAGGCGCTCCGAGCCGATGCGCCGGAACGCGAAATGGCGCGCGCCTATCGCGGCATGTCGTTGATGGAAGTCGGCCGCGTCTTCATCGAGGAATCGCAGGGCATCAAGCTGCGCGGTCTCGACAAGCGCGAACTGGCCGGCGCGCTGCTCGGCATGAACACCCGCGCCGCCGGCATGCATTCGACCTCCGACTTCGCCAATCTGCTGGCCAATGTGGCGTCCAAGCGCTTGCGCAGCGCCTACGAGGCCGCTCCGTCCGATTGGAAGAAGCTCGGCCGCCAGTCGAATAACCCGGACTTCAAGGAAAAATCCGTGGTGCAGCTCTCGTCTGCCCCGGCCTTCAAGAAGGTGCGCGAAGGTGCCGAGTTCACCTATGGCGGTCTGACCGACGGCGTCGAGAAATATGCGCTCGCCACCTACGGCCGCATCATCGCCATCACCCGGCAGACTTTGATCAACGACGATTTGGGTGCCTTCGACCGGCTGCCGACTCTGCTCGGTCGCGCCGCCGCCGACTTGGAGGCCGACACGTTCTGGGCGATTCTGTTGGAGAACCCCAACATGAATGACGGCGACCCGCTGTTCCACGCCAACCATGGCAATCTGTTGAGCGCAACGGCCATCGACGAGACCAATCTGGCGCTGGCGGAGAAGGCGCTGGCCGATCAGCGCGGTCTCGCCGCCAAGGCCGCCGACCGTCCCTATCTCAATCTGCGCTCGAAATACTTGGCGGTCGGCAATGCCAAGAAAGTCCAGGCGCAAAAAATGTTGACCGCCGTGCAAGCGACGGCGACCAGCGGCGTCAACCCGTTCTCGAACGCCATGGAACTGTTGGTCGAAGCGCGCATCACCGGCAACAAGTGGTTTACGTCGGCCGACCCTGCGACCATCGACACCATCGAATACTCCTATCTCGAAGGTGAGCAGGGCGTGTTCACCGAACAGCGCATCGGCTTCGAGGTCGACGGCATCGAGGTCAAGGGCCGCCTCGACTTCGCTGCTCATGCGATCGATTGGCGCGGCATGGCCTACAACCCCGGCGCCTGATTGCGCTCTTAGCTTGGTCGCATTTTCTACGGCGAACCGGTTTCCGCTTCGCCTGAAAATGCTCCAACCGAAACTGCGGGGCCGGCGCGTGCCGGTCCCGTCGCGACCTCACCTCATTCCGCAGATTTATGGCTAGGAGCCACCGATGAAAAACTATCTCCACCCCGGCGAATCGATCGACGTCGTGACGTCGGCCGGCGGTTACACCTCCGGCAACTTCTATGTGCAGGGCCTGATCGCCGGCGTGGCGCTCAACACCTCGCTCGAAACCGAGTACAACGTCCTCAAGACATGCGGCGTGTTCGAACTGCCCAAGACCACCGGCCAGGCCTGGACGCTCGGCCAGCAATTGTATTGGGATCCGTCGACTTCGAAGTTCACCACCACGCCCGGCGAATTGACCTCCTACGGCGCGGCGGCGGCTGCTGCCGCCTCTGCCGACACCGTCGGCGAAGTCAAGATCGGCGGCGGCGTGCCGGTTGCCTTCGGCCCGATCGGCCAGCAGGCGGCGGTCGCCGACCTGACCGAGAATGCCGGCGCCCTCGGCGGCACCAGCGACGGCAATCTGCCGAGCCTGACGCCGACCGCGGTCACCACGGCGGCGCTGACGGCGACCAATCCGGCGGCGCCAACGGCCTATTCGGCGCATGCCTCCGGCTCGACGCCGGTGACATCGAACGCGGCGACCGATCTCGATACGACGGCCGCGGCCTTGGCGACGCTCGTCGGTGAGGTCGCGACTTACGAAACGGCAATCAGTGCGCTTGTCGCCGACGTGGCCGCGCAAAAGGCGGAACAGGACAAGCTGGTCACCGACCTTGCCGCCGCGGTCGCGGCGATTCGCGAGGTGGCGGCCAAGACCAACGCCGCGCTCGCCAAGCTGCGGCTGGCCGGCGTGATCGAAGACGCCTGAGTCTAGCGTCCGATCGCCAAGGTTAACGCATCATGAGCATCTTCGGCGGGCTCCCCGACATCTTCACCGAAACGCTCGGCGAGCCCGTCCTCTATACGCCGGCCGGCGGCTTGGCCGTCACCATCAACGCCATGGTGGTCGACGAGCCGCTGCTGGCGAACTTCGAACACGCCGACCAGACCGCCAACAAGACCGTCGCTTATGTGCGCAGCGACGACGTGGTCGGCGTCAAGCAAGGCGACGGCCTGGTCGAGACGGAAAATCCGGTCGGCGTCAACCGCAGCTTTCGCATCGTCGAGCCGATCCAACCGGACGGCAAGGGCATGACCTCGCTCATGCTTGAGTTGCTGGAGGGTTAAGTTGCTGCACGCCCGCACGCAAATCCGCGCCGCCGCCGCCGCCGAGCTGGCCGGCCTGCCGACCACGGGATCAAATGTCTTTCCCGGCCGCGTGCGCCCGCTTGCCAAGGGCACGGCGGCCGCGCTGTTCATCTATTCGCTGGAGGAAGACGCCGCGGTCGACGCCATGGCGTCCAGCATGGGCAAGCCGCCGGTGCTGGCGCGCCCGCTCACGCTGATCGTCGAGGGCCGTGTTTCGCTCGGCGGCGACGTCGATCCGGAAGACACGCTCGACCGGATCGCGCTCGAGGTGGAAACCCGGCTTGGGCCCTCGACGCTGGGCGGCCGGCTGCTCGAGCTGGCACTGGTGCATACCAAGCTGGAGATCATGGCCGAGGGCGACAGCATCCTCGGCGCGGTCTCGCTGCAATATCGCGCGCTCTACCGCACGGCGGAAGGCGCGCCGCAAACGCTGCTTTGATTTCTCACACCGCAAAGGATTTGATCCATGGTCGCTCTTACCATCACCGCCGCCAATGTCGTCTGGCAATCCGGTACCAAGCCGCTCTCCGACCAGGTGGCCGGCGAGGCCTTCATCGCCGGTGCCGCGATCTATCTCGCCGCCAACGGCAAATGGCTGAAGGCGCAGGCCGACGGTACCGCCATCGAGGCCGGTTCCGGTGGCATCGGCATGGCGCTGGCGACGGCGGATGCCCTCGGCGCCCGCATTTCGGTGGCGCTGCCCGGTGCCATCGTGGCGATCGGCGCGGGCGCCGCGGGCGTCGTCTACCATCCGGGCGGCACCGCCGGCAGCCTGGTGCCGACCGCCGATCTGGTTTCCACCAATAAGGTCACCGTCGCCGCCCTCGGCATCGGCACCAACCAAGTGCAGCTCGCCGGCGATTACAACGCCGGCAGCGTGCTCGCCTGACCCGCCTTCGCTTCGCTTCGGCGCGGCAAGTCCGCCATAGCGCTTTTTCATTTCAGATCAGCCAGGAGAGAAAACCATGTCCACCACCCACGGCAAGAACGGCGCCATCAAGGCCGGCGGCGCGGCCGTCGCCGAAGTGCAGGAATTCGCCGTCACCGAATCCGCCGGTACAAACGACGACACCGCCATGGGCGATACCGACGAAACCCATCTCGTCGGCATCAAATCCTGGAACGGCACGCTCAAATGTTCCTCCGATGCCTCGGATGCCGCGCAGCAGGCCTTGGCGGTGAGCGCGTCGATCGCGCTCGAGCTTTATCCCGAGAGCGCCGGTTCCGGTCAGGAAAAGCTGACCGGCACGGCGACCATCACCGAGGTGACGCGCAACGTCAACCGCAGCAACGTGGTCGAGCGCAACCTCAACTTCAAGGGCAACGGCGCCCTCACGCACGGCACGGTGTGATCATGAGCGTCATCGACCAGGTCACCGCGCACTACGCCGCCAACCGCCAGCAACATATCGACGTGCCGGAATGGGGCGTCGACGGCGTGCCGCTGCGCATCTATTGGGATCTGCTCACCGTCGACAAGCGCAAGAAGATTTTTGCCAACGAGCAAAACAGCGACGTCGATACCGTGGTCGCCATGGCCTGCGACGAGCAGGGCAACAAGATGTTCGATCTTGCCGACAAGGCCAAGCTCAAGGTCGCCGCCGATTCGGCGCTGCTCACGCGCATCGCCCGCAAGATGATCGGCATCGACCGCATCAGCGAGGCGATGGTCGAGGCCGCCGTAAAAAACTGACGCACGATCCGGCGCGCCATTTCCTGTTCGCGCTCGCGGATCGTCTCGGCAAGACCGTTTCCGAATTGTCGGCCGTGCTGACGCTGGAAGAAATGGTCGAATGGGAAGCCTATTTCCGCCTCAAGAAAGCTGACGCCTGATGGCCACCCGCGAAGACTACGACATCGTCCTGCGCGCCACCGACCGGACGCAAGGCGCCTTCGCCTCGGCGCGGGGCGGCGCCAAGGGGCTCGACAGCGCGGTCGGCATGCTGCGCGCCACGCTGGGCTCGTTCGGCATGGCGCTGTCGGGCGCCGCGCTGGTGAGCTTCAGCAAGGACGCGGTGACGGCGCTGGCCGATATCGGCTCAACCGCCAAGCGCGTCGGCGCCACCACCGATGCCGTGCAGGCCTTGCGCTTCCAGGTCAAGCAGGGCGGCGGCGATTTCAGGGACGCCGACACCTTCCTGCAGCGCTTTGCCGAGAGCGCTTCCAAGGCCGGCACCGGCGGCGGTTACCTGGCCAAGGTGTTCCACGCCAACGGCGTCGCGCTCAAGGATCAGAACGGCAACCTGAAAAGCTCGACCGAGCTGCTGACGGCCTATGCCCGGCTGGTCGCCAATACGACCTCGCACGAGGACAAATTGCGGCTGGCGCGCGAGGCCGGCGGCAAAGGCTCCGGCGCGCAAATGTTGGAGACGCTGGAGAAGATCGCGCGTTACGGGCTGCCTTCGGTCATCGCGGAGGCCAAGCGGCTCGGCGTCATCGTCGACAAGAACTTGATCGACAAGGCCGACGAGGTCGACAGGAAGTGGAAGCTGTCGACCGATCAAATGAGTGCGTATTTCAAGTCAGTTGCGGTCAGTGCAATTGGAGCTCTTCAAGAATTTAACGACAAGGCCTCGATTGCGGTCGCTTTGGATAATGGAACCGCCAATCTGAGGCAGTTGCAATATGCGATTGCGTTAGCGCGCAAGGCCGGCTCGCCAATCGATCCATCGTGGATTGCGCAGATGGAACGTCTGCTGGAAATGCAGCGGGAGCTTAACAAAGGCAATTTACCGGCGTTCCGCGGAGATGCAAAACAGACGGTGCTGCCGCTGGAAAACGACGCGCTCGAAAAGCAGATCGCTTCCATCCGCAAGCACGTCGCCGCCACCGAGGCCGATGCCTTTGCCGTCGACGCCACCGCCGGCGCGCAGGCCGAGCTGCGCACGCGCGCGCAGCTGACCGAAGCGGTGCTGAGTTCCGGCGTCGCCGTCGCCGGCAACTATGCCGCCGAAATCGACAAGATCGCCAAGCGCGCCGGCGCCGCCGCCGACATGCTGGCGGTGATGAATCTCAAGAGCGACATTCTGTTCGAGCGCTCGCAATTCGGCCGCAGCGACACCGAGCAGGCGATCGCGGCGCGGCTGCGCGCCGCCAAGCTCCCGATGGATGAAACGACCCAGTTTTGGCAGACGCAGATGCGCATCAACGCGACGCTCAAGACCAGCGAGGATCTGTCGATCAGTTTCGCCGACAATTTCGGCCAGGCCATGCTGCAGGGCAAGACGAGGACCGAGGCGCTCAATAATGCCGTCCGAAGTCTCGCCAGCAGTCTGATGAGCATGGGCTCGCGCCAGTTTGTGCAAGGGATTTTCGGTTTGGTCACGAGTTCCTTTGGCGGCGCCGGCGACCCCGGTGGCGCCGACGGCACCGGCTTCGATCTCGGCGGCTATACCGGTGCCGTCGGCCGCAACAAGATCGCCGGCGTCGTGCACGGCGACGAGTTCGTGGTCAACGCCGACGCCACCGCCCGTTATCGCGGATTGCTCGAAGCCATCAATGCCAGTCCGATCAGGGGCTATGAGGCTGGCGGTTTTGTCGGCTCTTCGTCGATCGCGGCCTGGAGCGGCGGCCCGGTCGCGGTCAACGTGCAACCGGTCGTCAGCGTGCATATCGAGAATAATTCCGGCCAGCAGGTCGCGGTCAGCCGGCAGAAAGCGCCGACCGGCTTCGATGTCGGTCTGCTGATCGAGGCCATCGACGGCGCCATGGCGCAGCGCCAGGCCGACGGCACCGGCTCGCATTCCAAAGTGCTGCGCGACCAATATGGCGTGTCGAGGAAATTCGCATGACCGCCAAGGCCTGGCCGGAAGTCATCCTCGGCCGCCCGGTCTTGCGCGCGGGCTTCAAATATCAGCGCCAGCCGGCGATCGAGCGCACCGAAATGGACGACGGGCTGGCGCGCGGCCGGCTCTATAACAGCAACCCGCTGGCGCGCGTGCCGTGCCAATTCGTGTTCGACGAATTCCAGGTCGCGTTCTACGAGGCCTGGCTGCAAACGGTCGCCAACCGCGGCGCCTCGTGGTTCACTGTCTATCTGCCGCTCGAGGGGGTGACCTACCGGCAGGTGCTCGCCCGCGTGGTCGGCGAGCCGCCGCGCCTGCCGTTCGCGGCGCTGTCCATGGTTGCCCAGATCGAATTCGAAATTCACGATTCGCTGATCCTGCCGGACGGCATCGTCGAGCTGGTGCTCGAATTCGGCGCGACCGGCGTGCAGGAAATGGACACCGCCTTGCAGGATTGCTCGCTGCAGCCGTTCTTCGATGCCTGGGCGGCCGGATTCCCGGCCTAGAGCATGAACCCGAAAAGTGGGAACCGGTTTTCAAATAAGATCATGCGCGAGAAAAATACCTAGCCATGCCCGGCGATCCGACACTCGACGAGGTCTTGCAGGAGGCTTACGCCTCGGCCTCGCCCGACAAGATTCTGATCGACACCATTTCGATCTATTACGACGGGCTGGTCGACGGCGAAGACAATCCGGCCGAGCTCTATCTGTTCAACGGCGAGAATTCCACCACGGTGAGCGAAGCCGGCGTGCCGATGCTCACCGCGCGCATCGAGGACGGCGCCGCCAGGAAAGCCGGCGAGCTGGTGACCTATCTCGGCATCTCGTTCAAGATCGTGCTGGCGCCGATGAACAATGAGCCGGTGGCTTCCGCCATGCTCACCGTCGACAGCGTCGGCCGCGAAATGAACGACGCGCTGGAAGCCGCCGCCAAGGGCGGCAAGGCGATCGAGGTGACCTACCGGCTCTATGTCAAGGGCCAGGAAACGGTCGGTCCGCAATCGCTTCCCCCGCGCAAATTCGTGTTCTCCGGCGCCGAGGCGGCCAACGCCTCGGTCAACGGCCGGCTCGCCTTCCTCGCCATCGGCAACAGGGCTTATCCCTTTGACAGCTATCGCCCCGAAAACTTCCGCACGCTGCAATTCGGCTGAGTTGCATTGGGCCGCCGGCCTGGTCGGCAAGCCCTATCGCTCCGGCGCGCGCGGTCCCGACGCCTTCGACTGCTGGGGCATTGTGCAGTTCGGCTGGCAGCAGCGTCTCGGCTTGAACGTGCCGGACGTTCGCTTGCGCAGCGCCGCGATGTTTCGCAGCGTGATGCGCGGTGGACACGTTGCAGTCGATGATGTCGAGGCTGTCGAGGTCGATGCGCCGGCCGAGCTCGATGCGGTCTACATGACCTCGCGCCAGCATCCGCATCATGTCGGCCTTTGGATTGCGCCCGACGCTTTGGGCGGCGTGCTGCACGCCATTGAAGGGGCCGGCGTCGTGTTCCAGCGCCGCGCCGATCTGATCGCGCATGGCATCGCGATCGTGAAATTCATGCGGCTCAAAATCTAATGGCGACGATCCACATCTTCACCAATATGGAAACGGCGGCGCCGCAGCAGGCCTCGCGCGTATTCCCGCGCCGCATGCGGCTGTCGACCGCCGCGCGCCGTTCCGGCCTCGATCCGCGCCGCGAGGTGCTGATCGCCCAGCGCAACGGGCGCTGGGTGCGCCAGCGCGATTGGTCGCAGACGCTGGTCGGCAAGAACGACGTGGTCAAATTTGTGGTGATCCCCGGCAAGGGCGACACGCTGCGCACGGTGGCGCTGCTGGCGGTGCTGGTCATGGCGGTTGTCGTTGCCGGGCCCTTGGGTGGCTCGGCTTGGCTCGCCGGCGCCGGGCTCGGATTAAGCGCCACTCAGGCCGGAGCCCTCATTATTGGCGGCGCCATGATCGCCGGCAGCTACGCCATCAACGCGCTGATCCCGCTGCCGCGCCCGGACGCGCCCGGGCTGTCATCCTTCACCGACGTCAATTCGCCGACC